AGCAAAGCGAAAAGAAGATGAGCTTACGTAGATGGTTCCAAGAGAAATGGGTTGACACCAAAACTGGTAAGCCCTGTGGCAGACAGAAAGGTGAGAAGCGTAAAGGCTACCCAGCTTGCAGACCATCTAAACGTGTGTCATCCAAAACACCTAAGACTACAGGTGAAATGTCTAAAGGCGAGAAGGCCAAGTTCAACAGAACTAAGACAAGTAGTAAGAGGATTAACTATAATCACTCGAGACGGAAGAAAAAACCCGTCCGTTCATCTCTACGTATTAACAAGTAGAGACGCATGACACCCAAGCATGGAACGGGGCTTGGATATATGGAGATTACCATGAAAGTAACATTCGTATATCGTGGCATCAAGTACACAAGAGTAATCGGTTAAGGCCGTACAGGGAGGTTCAAGTCCTCCCATCTCTATTGGAGAGAGCCCAGTACGCTGGATACCTTGATCCGTCTAGACGGTGGGATAGACCACAAAAAATGGCCAAAAAAAATTTCAGATCTGAGAAAAGTAAACAATATCATTCTTAGAAATGGCACAACAAAATAGTAATGAGCCATTGGCAGATTTAACCCAACTGGGTCAGGCCAATGGTTCCGGAGACAAGAGGGCACTATACCTTAAATTGTTTTCCGGAGAAATGTTCAAAGGCTTCCAAAGGAACACGATAGCACGTGACCTTGTAATGAAGAGAACACTTCAAAATGGTAAGTCTATCCAGTTCATCTATACTGGTAGAACAAAAGCCGAGTATCACACACCCGGTAACAGCATACTAGGTAACTCTGATGGAGCACCTCCAGTAGCTGAAAAGACAGTGACTGTCGACGATCTACTTATCAGTTCTGCATTTGTGTATGAGCTAGATGAGACACTTGCACACTACGACCTACGTGGTGAAATCTCTCGTAAGATTGGCTATGCACTAGCTGAGAAGTACGACAGAAAGATCTTCAGAGCAATCACAAAGGCTGCACGTACAGCACACCCAATCACAAAGTCTAACTTTGTAGAGCCCGGTGGAACACAACTACGTGTAGGCACAAACGCACAAGCTTCTGATGCTTATGTACCAGCTTCTCTAATTTCAGCTTTCTATGATGCAGCTGCAATCCTAGACGAGAAGGGAGTTTCTGGTGAAGGTAGAGTTGCTGTGTTAAACCCAAGACAGTACTACGAACTAATACAGAACGTAGAGACTAACGGCTTAATCAACCGTAACGAAAGAGGAGATGCCTTACAGTCAGGTAACGGAATCATTGAAATAGCTGGTATCACCATCTACAAGTCAATGAACATTCCTTTCTTTGGCAAGTTTGGTACTGCTTTAGGCGGTTCTGCATCTGCAACAAACCCCGGCGTAGCTTCACCAACAAACACAGGTGACTTCGTTGGAGAGGCAATGGAGGACGAAAGAGCTGGCACATCTGCAACTAAGACTATTAACACATATGGTAATAGCACAGAGTTTGCAAACAGCTGCGGTCTAATCTTCCAAAAAGAAGCTGCTGCTTGTGTAGAGGCAATCGGCCCACAAGTACAGGTAACTTCTGGAGACATCTCAGTTGTATACCAAGGTGACGTAATCCTAGGTAGACTCGCAATGGGAGCTGATTCATTGAATCCAGCTGCTGCTGTTGAGCTTATCGCTGGTGCTGCGGTATCTGGTTCTACAACCGCTTTCTCATAATTTATACGGGAGCTTCGGCTCCCCCTTTTTTTATATGGCTTCCACAACTATTGATCTCGATACCGAACTATCCGCAGTAAACAGTATACTGGGGGCTATCGGACAATCACCATTGACTACTCTTAACTTTGACAACCCAGAAGTAGCAATGATATACAATCTACTCCGTGATGCTAACGTAGACACGCAAGCAGAGGGGTGGCATTTTAATACAGAAAAACATGTAAAGTTTGATATCAACGCTAATGGTAAAATAGCTATTGGTAATGATATATTATCCATGGACTTACATGATAATCAAGCAAAACGTACACATAATCTTGTACGACGCAATGGATTTATATATGATAAACAGGATCACACAGATGTATTTACAGCTGCTTTAGATCTTGACGTTGTCAGATTATATTCGTTTGAAGATCTACCCATCGTCTTTAGAAGATACATTACATACAGAGCTTCCAGAGTTGCTGCTACAAAGCTAGTTGCAAACCCTCAGTTAGTCAAACTACTAGCTCAACAAGAAGCACTTGCTAGAGCTGCTCTCATGGAGTATGAGTGCAATCAGGGCGATCACAGTATGTTTGGATTTGAAGACAATACATCATATCAAACCTACCAACCTTGGAGAAACCTTAGAAGATAATGGCAAGTATCACACAAACTATCCCTCAATACTCACTAGGAATGTCAGAACAGCCTGACCAGCTAAAGTTTCCCGGTCAGGTAACAGAGGTAACAAATGCAATACCAGACCTGACAAAAGGTTTGTTCAAAAGACCGGGTGCTAAACGCATAGGAACTGACGCACTAGCAAGTGTAGCGAGTGGAGGTTCGTGGTTCCATTACTTTCGTGATGAGACAGAAGGATCTTACATAGGACAAGTAGCTGCTGATGGTCAAGTCAGAGTCTGGCGTTGTAGTGATGGACAACTGATGACTACAGCCTACGGCACAGGTGGTCAAACAGCTATACAAAACTATCTAGCTACAAGCACACCAGAAAACTTACAGTTCTTAACAATCAATGATACGACTTTTGTTACCAACCGTGATACTACTAATGCTAACACTCTCGTTGGGACAACGGGAACTACAGATTCTGCACCACATGCTCACTACGGGTTCATAGAACTCTTACGCACAGAGAATGGTAGGCAATATGGTGTCAATATAAACAACGGTACGACTGTTACTACATTGACACGTGCTACTAAAATAAAAATTACAGATAACAGTTATGATGAAGGTAATGGCTCAGGTCACTGCCCCGGTATAGGAACTGAAGTGTTTGCTGTCACAGCTAAAAGTAGCTATGGTTCATCAGAAAATATAACTCATGTAAAGAATAGCGGTGGCACTACAATTACATCAGGTAAAACTAATCTAACATTTCGTGTGACTGCACTAGGTCAGCAAGGTGTAAGCCCTACCTATGGTGCTAACACAAACGGCCCCGGTGGTGGTGACTACAGATGCAGCTACAATATAGAAGCTGTATTACTACATGGTGGTGAAGGTTGGGCTGTTGGTGATGTAATTAGAGTCATACCAGAGTCCGCTTCTGACGCTAACAGTTCTGATGGACAGGCATATGTAGATGTAACCGTAACTGAAATAGAAACCACAGAAGTCAATGCTACAATATCTTCTAACGGCGACGGTCTTATACGACCATCACCTACCCCTTTTGATGCTGATACAGCTGTTACTGCTGATACTATTATTGGTGGTATTATAGCTGACTTACCATCTGGTGTTACAGGTAAACACATAGGCACAGGTATATATCTTTCAAGCTCCAACCCTTTCAGTGTAGAAGTAGTTGAAGAAGATCTAATGCGATGCTTTCAAAAGTCTGTAAATGATGTACAAAATCTACCTAACCAATGCAAGCATGGATATATTGTAAAGATTGCCAACTCTAGAATGTCCGATGAAGATGACTACTATCTAAGATTTGATGGTACAAATGATAGAGATGGCGTAGGCTCTTGGTCTGAGTGTGCAAAAGGTGGCATAGCTAAGACACTTACTAATATGCCTTTGGTTATACAGCGTACAGCTGCAACTACATTTACTGTTAAGCAGTTTACATATCAAGATAGAAGAGTTGGTGATGATACAACTAACCCAATGCCTTCTTTCGTAGGTGCACGTATAAACAAAGTATTATTCTTTCGTAACAGATTAGCACTGCTGTCAGGTGAAAATGTTATAACATCACGACCGGGCACGCTAGGAACTCCTGATTTCTTTGTTGAAACAGCACTAACTGTATCTGCTAGTGACCCTGTAGATATATCAGCTGCGTCTATGTTCCCTTCAGAACTGTTTGACGGTATAGAAATGAACACCGGTTTGGTAGTATTTAGTACAAACCAACAATTCTTACTTGCATCAGATGATACAGTTTTTAACCCTGATACTGCAAAGCTACGTAGTATATCTACCTTTAACTACAACGAAACTATACCTCCTATATCTCTAGGTACGACGCTTGCGTATGTTGATAACTCTGGTAAGTTTAGTCGCTTCAACGAGATGGCAAACATACAACGTGAAGGTGAACCAAACGTGGTAGAAGTAAGTAAAGTTGTACCTACACTGTTACCAAAAAATATAGACTTACTAACAAACTCTAGAGAAAACTCTATAATATTAATGGGGCAACAACATGTTGATAATGCTACTACCCCAAATTCTGATACTGTATACGGGTACAAGTACTTTCAAGTATCAGATCAAAGACAACAGGCTGCATGGTTTAAATGGAAACTTAATAATCCATTGATATATCATTTTATTATCAATGATGAATATTTCTTTTTAGATAGTGACTATTATCTACAAAGCATCAAACTGGTGCAAGCCGAAACAGACCCTTCTATTGAACAAGATAATGTCGACTTCTTATTACATTTGGATAATCATACTACTGTTAGCGGTGGCAGCTTTAACTCAGCTACAAACACCACAACCTTCAGTAGTGTGGGCTGGCTAAACACAGTCACAACTCCTAACCACGATTTAGCGGTAATTGATATTGATACTAATACAGCACGAATTGGTAGATATGGAAAGCCTACAGTATCAGGTACATCATTTACCTTACCGGGTAACTGGTCTGGCATTACACTTACCATTGGTTACTTATACCCATACGAGGTTAAGTTTCCAACATTCTATCCAACTAGACGAGAAGGTAACAACTCTCGAGCTGATATAAATTCATCATTAGTTTTACATAGAATCAAGTTTCACTTTGGTAAAATAGGACTATATGAAACCACACTTGAACGTGTAGGTAAAAATGATTATACAGAAGTGTACGAGTCTACAGAGCTCGATGAGTATGAAGCATCTGATGCACCATATCTTGAAGAGTTTATCAAGACTGTACCTGTATATGAAAAAAACACAAACGTAGATGTAACACTACGATCGTCACACCCAGCTCCGGCTACATTACGTGCTCTGTCTTGGGAAGGTGACTATTCACCCAAGTTTTATAAACGTGTCTAATTACATACACCCACTTACATTGGAGGCTGCCGCTCAGGTTGCCTCTAATCTCCGCTCAGATGACCGTAGAGAGGTCGAAGAAGGCCATGGGATACCATCAGCCCTCTTACCCTCTATCATGGCTCACAACCCATCCTACGTGTATTTTACAGTGCCTGACGGCAAGACTGCTGGCATGGCGGGAGTAGGAGAAGAAGGTGATATATGGATGCTTTGCACTCCAGATATACACCGATATCCAATTACATTTGCAAGAGAGGCCAAACGGTATGTCGATAGCCGTACTGAGCCACTCCTCTGGAATATAGTTGACAGTAGAAACACAGCACATTTAAAACTGCTTAAGTTTCTTGGCTTCAAGTTTTTACGTAAGTTAAAACATGGGCCGAACAATATAACATTTATAGAATTTTGCCGTGTGCGTAGACGCTAATGCAGGGGCAAGAGCAGCCGCTCGAGAAAGAGCTGCTCAGAAAGATGCAATCTTTGCCCAAGAAGGACTCAAGTTCTTCAATAAAGAAACACAGCTCGAAAGAGCACAGAATAGAAATGTCATAGGTTACTCACGTGATTTAAGTGATGCTTATGCTAGTGCTCTTGCTGCTCAAGGTAAGGGTAGACAACAGTTAGAAAATGCTGCCCGTCGTTACTTTAGATCAAAAGGCACAGTCAATGAGGGTGGTAGATCTAGAACATTTGGTAGAGCTAACTATCAAGGATTACTTGCAGCTCAGTCAGAAGTAGAATCAGTTATAGATAACGTACTGGGTCGTAACATGGCGTACGCTCAAGAAGGTGCTAAACGTAAATTCCAAGCTGCACAAGCTCAAGGTCGAGAAGCTTTAGGTATACCAGCTGCATACGGTGCACCTGTGATGATGCCTCCTACAAACAGACTAGGCGGTGCTCTACAGATAGCAAGTCAGGTAGCGAGTATTTACAGTGGCTTTGGTGGTGCTGGTTTATTTAACTTTGGTAAACAATCCATTTTACCTACCGTATATACAGTTTAAATTATGACATCATCATTCGGAACCATAGTAGGTAGAGAACGGGATAAGATACCCGGCTACGGTATAGATAACTATGCCGCTACCGAAGCTGACCTAACTAATGAGGTCAATAATCAAATTACTAGAAACCAAGAAGACACTCGTCGATTCTATGACGAGATGGCTCAAATACAAAAAACTATTGCAGAAACACCTTTACAGAATTTACAGGCTTTGGCAAGTTTCTCTCAGTCAGCTGGTCAAGCTATACGAGTATATCAGCAAAGACAAGAAGCACAAGAGCTTATTAAAGAAGCCATGGATTTTTTAGATAAAAATTCAAGTGCTACGCTTCGTGATGCTGAAGGTAATCTTAACTTACAACAGGCTTTATTTAACAATGAGGTAGCACAGGATTATATTAGAGGTAATGAAGACGCTGGTGATCTCATAAGAAGTTTAGCTGCGGAAACACCACAAGGTATTGGCATTAAACAGTTTTTTAGAAATTTTAATGATTACTACTACGGTGGAAGAACACAGTTTATTAATGAAAACGGTGGTAAAGATACTACGGACTCACAAGAGTTCATAAAGTTACATAATGCTGCTGATGAACTTATGATTACAGCTATGCTAGATCGAGCTCAACAACTTGGTATTGATACAAATAGCAGAGAGTTTAGAAAAGCATTTTATTACACTATATATCCTGACATAAAGCAAAGAAGAGAAAATAATATACAAAGCTGGAAAGCTAGAGCTGATAGAAACTACGAAGCTAACAGAGATAAAAAACTAAGAAACATCATTGTTGATACACTTGCTCCTTACAAACAAGGTTCAGATACAGTTGTTGATGTAGAGACTCTTGTTCAAACTATTATGGCGACTCGTCCCAACTTTACTAAAAGAGAAGCTGTAAACTATTTATTTGCAGAGGTTGCTGAAGAAATAGGTCAAGAGCAAGCCAGACTAAAAATACACCATCTTGATTATCTTTTTGACGATGCTTTATATCAACATACAGCAACTGGTAAATTTACTACATACGCAGAAGGTAACTTTAAAGATAAAGATGCTAATAACTCACTTATAATCAACACAAAGGATAAGCTAGCTTTAGTAGAGGACAGACGTATAAGAGCTTCAAAATCTATAGCACAGACTGAGCTCGATGAGCTAGATGCAGAGTTTCCTAACGGCATACCTGACCCTATCTTAGAAAAGAAACTACTAGAGCTAGATGCTAAGTATCCTAACATAGATGTCAGAAGTTTACAGGTAAGTAGTCGTGGTATTACAAATGGTGGTGAGTATGGTAGAGCTGGTCAAGGAGATCCTCTACGGATATTCAACGATGATCTAAAGAACTCTTACGTAACACAGATAGGTAAAGAGTTGTTCTCGCCATTCAACCAAAGAGAAGTAGAAAGAGCTCAAGGTGCGCTTGCTTTTGAAGTACAGAAACTAACAAAAGGTGGAGTCGACTTTGATACAGCTGTAAAGAATGTATATGACGATATAAAAGCTGGGTTACTTGCCGGTCAGTATACAGGAGCCGCGATAGAAGAACGCAGAGGAGAAAGAGCAACTCCGATTGATATAATAGCAGATGCTAAAATGTTACAGTCTGACATAGGTAAAACACAATATCAAGGTGAGTTTGTATCTTTGTATGAAAAACAAGCTTTGTCTGACTATAAGAGACACTTAATAAATCGAGAAATATATGCGTTTCCAGAATATTTTAATGGTGTAGTTAGAGGCACAAAACTAAGTGCTAGGCAGTACGCATACAATAGATTAAATGCAACAGGTGGATTAACTGACCAAGGTCTTATTAAACAGATGCCTTTTGTAAATAAAAATGGTGTACTTGTAGATCCACAGTATGATCTTACTGCCGACGAGCTTAATACTCTAGAAGTTAAACCACACCTTACTAAAACTTATAACGCTTTACAAGATCCAGAAAAGTCACAAAAGATTTTAAAAGGATTTCAGACAGGCAATCAGCCGGGTACTTTTGACTCAGCTACAGGGCCAAGAAAAACAAATGCTGATGAGCTTACTGTTGGACAAGTTTTAACATTTGCTAACAGAGGTGCTAGTAACTTTGGAATCTACGGATTCAGTGCACAGGAACTAAGAGATGCAGTACAGTTTTTACCTCCTAGTTATCTTGATACACAATTTAACGAAGAAGCACAAAGTTTCTTAGTATTAGAACTTATACGACAAAGAGCTAATAGAACGAATAGCATAAGAGGTGCTATCATAGAAGCCAAAAAAGGTGCTGGTAGATGGGACAGGTTAGTTCCGTTAACTCCAGCAGAACAAAATGCTGTTTTAAATTTGTTTCCTAATTTACGACAGATGCCTATGAACCAGTTTCATAATCTTACAGCTGGCGTAGTCTTAGGTATAGAGAGTGAAATAGCAAACTATGAAAGAAACAGAGCTAAACAACGAAAAAGTAGAAGATGACAGACTCAAACTACTCGAACATTGAAGCCGAAGTTGATGAAGAATACGCTGATTACTTAGCGGATCTAGCAGAACAGGCTACAGATGAGTACGAGCGAAGAGAGGATGCACGAGAAGCTGCACAGGCACAGTTAGAAACAAATGAAAGGGTTGCTCAAGAAGTACAAGACGACCCTAGAAATGAAGAAAACTGGGGTGCTAAGGCACTCATAAAAGAGGGACAATCTATATTGTCTGGTGGACTTCAAGATACAGCATCATCTATCGCTACGTTTCCAGAGCGTACAGTAGATGCGTTGTCTGGAGAAATGCAAGAACAACGACGAGAGACTGGTACATACAGACCAGACTGGAGTCCGTTCGGTGGGTACGATAACCCAATCGAAACAAAAACATGGTGGGGTAAACAGCTACGTGGTTTGGTACATTTTGGTACACTTGCACTTGGTACAGTTGCA